TCTGTGGAGTTGGAGCAACGCTGGGAGTGTGGTCGCGTTGTTGTCGGTGCTGTGTCGTTCGAGTCTGCGGCGTATGTGGCGCGCTATGTCACGAAGAAAGTGACGGGCGAGCTCGCCGCGGATCATTATGGGGGTCGGGAGCCGGAGTATGCGACGATGTCGCGGCGTCCCGGTATCGGTCGCGGATGGTTCGAAGAATTCGGCCATTCGGTATACCGTCGTGAGGGGGATGAACCCCCCTCTGATAGCGTAGTTGTACGTGGTCATGAGCAGCGTCCCCCGAGGTATTACGATGAGTTGTTGGGGAGCGCTGATCCGGCGGAGCTGTTCCTCGTAAAGCGTGAGCGCGCGGCTAAGCTGCGGCTTGAGGATCAAACGCTTGAGCGTTTGCAGGTGCGTGAAAAGGTGGCGGTGTCTCGTTCCAACACTTTTCAGCGGAGGTCGTTGTGAAACTGTACCTGTGTTCCGTGCTTGACACGGTGGCCGGTGTGTATTGCCGGCCTTTCTGCGCTCGGAGTGAAGCCGAGGCGCAGCGGATTTTTCTCGGTCTCTGTGAGACCGATGAGACGGTGAGTAAGTCACCGTCGGACTATCGCCTGTACGTGATCGGTCGGTTCGACGAGCTCGAAGGCGTAGTCGAGGGGACCCGTCCGGCGCAGGTAGCGGCGGGAAACGGGGACGGCGGTAAGCGTGCCGATGGTCAGAGCCGCGGCATGTTCCGCCGGCTCGTTGGTGGTCGCCGATGAAGATGCCATCGGTGATGTCTCATAAGTTCTCGGAGGTTCCGAGGGCTGAGATTCAGCGCTCGCGGTTCGATAGGTCGTGTGGGTATAAAACGACCTTCGACGCGGGTTACCTCGTTCCGTTCTTTGTGGACGAAGCGTTGCCTGGTGATACGTTCCAGGTCAACGCGTCGTTGTTCGGCCGGCTGGCTACGCCGTTGAAGCCGGTCATGGACAACATGGTGTTGGAGACGTTTTTCTTCTTCGTCCCGAATCGGTTGATTTGGGAGAACTGGGAGCGCTTTCAGGGCGCTCAGGATGACCCCGGTGATACGACGGACTACGTCGTGCCGCAAATCGCTGTGGATGCGGTGACGGGGCTCATCGCGGTTGGAGCCTTGGGCGACTATATGGGTCTTCCGATTCAGGAAGACATCGCTGCTGGCGAGGAGTACGAGGTGAACGCGCTTCATTTCCGCGCGTACAATCTGATCTGGAACGAGTGGTTTCGTGACCAGAATCTGCAGAATGGTCTGACCGTTCCGTTGAACGATGGTCCTGACCCTGCAGGTACGTACTCGCTGCAGCGGCGTGGTAAAAGGCACGATTATTTCACGTCGTGCTTGATCGCTCCCCAGAAGGGCGATTCGGTTCTTCTGCCCCTGGGGACGTCTGCGCCCGTGACGACGACAGGAGCTCAGGGCGCTTCGGTTTCGGTCGTCCTGGACGATGGTACGCCGGCTGCGCATGCGCTGGATTCCAGCGGTGCGTTGCTGACGGTGGGGGGTGTCGGGGGCGCTCAGCCCCTGTTCGCTGATCTGAGTACGGCGACGGCGGCGAGTATCAACGAGCTCCGTCAGGCGTTCCAGGTGCAGCGGATTCTCGAGCGGGATGCTCGAGGTGGGACGCGGTATACCGAGGCCGTGAAGGCCCGGTTTGGTGTCACGAGCCCGGATGCTCGTCTACAGCGGCCGGAGTATCTCGGCGGCGGGAGCTCGCGGGTGAATGTGACCGCGGTCCCTCAGACTTCCGAGGACGGTACGACGCCGCAGGGCAACCTGGCGGCGTTCGGGACAGTGAGTGGCTCGGGCCACGGGTTCGTGAAGTCGTTCACCGAGCATGGTGTGTTGCTCGGGTTGATGTGTGTGCGTGCTGATTTGACGTACCAGCAAGGGCTCGAACGGATGTGGACGCGGCAGACGCGCTACGATTTCTTCGAGCCGGCGTTAGCGCACCTTGGGGAACAGGTGGTGTTCCAGCGTGAGATTTTCTGCGACGGCTCGGCTGCGGATGCCGACGTGTTCGGGTATCAAGAGCGCTTCGCGGAGTATCGGTATAAGCCGTCGAAGATTACCGGGAAGTTCCGGTCTACGGCGCCGAGCTCGCTGGATGTGTGGCACCTATCGCAGGAGTTTGCGGGTGCCCCGTCGCTGGATGCGACGTTCATCGTCGAGGATCCGCCGATCGATCGTGTTATCGCGGTGACGACAGAGCCGCATTTCATCATGGACGCGTATCTGAAGATCGTTACTGCGCGTCCGATGCCCCTGTTCGGAGTTCCGGGGCTGATCGATCACTTCTGATGGATCCCGTGACGTTGTCCCTGGTGGCCGCCCCGTTGGTCGGCGGAGTCGTGAGCGCGTTTGGTGCGAGTAATGCGAATAAGGCGAATCTTCGTATCGCTCGTGAGCAGATGGCGTTTCAGGAGCGGATGAGCTCCACGGCTCGCCAGCGCGAAGTCGCCGACCTTCGGGCGGCTGGTTTGAATCCCGTGTTGGCTGCGGGGGGATCGGGGGCCTCTACCCCCGGTGGTGCGAGTGCGACCATGGAGAATGTGACGGGTCGCCTCGGTGAGTCTGTGAGCTCAGCGGCGGGCGCGATGCTGGCGCGGAAGCAGCTGCAGCTCCTGGATGCTCAGGTGAATCTGACCCAGCAACAGGCTATGAAGGCTGGTGCGGAGGGTCAGACTGCTGTGCGCGCGTCGCAGTGGGACGCGCGGCGATTCGAGTATTATTTCGATTCGCAGGGAAGGCCTACGGAGGCCTTCCGGAAGTTGTTGGACGCGGAGTTCGGCCAGAACATGGCGAATTCCGCTCGTTCGATCTCGGACGCGGAGTTGACGGCGTTGTCTTTGCCGGAACGGAAGGCGATCGCCCGTCTGTTCGAGACGGCGGGGCCTGGTGGTAAGGCCCTGCAGTTGTTCCTCCCGTTGTTGCAAACTCTTCTACGGAGGTGATCCGTGAGTATGTACGGTAGCGGTACTCCGCGTCCGGTGGTGAGGTGTGGTCCGTCGCGTGCGCGCCCGGAGTTCGCGAAGGAATGCGATATCAATAACATCGTGGCGCGGTATAAGCGTGACGGGTTCATCTCGCATCTGGCGAGAGGTGTGCCGAGCTTCGTGGATGTTTCCGAAGTCGGCGATTTCCGGACTGCGATGACGCAGGTCCGGGCGGCCGGTGAGTTCTTCGAAGGTCTGCCGGCCGTGGTGCGCGCGAAGTTTGGTAACGACGTCGCGCGTTTCGTTGATGAGGCCGGGTCGCTGACCCGGGCGGAGCTCCGCGAGCTCGGGCTCGCTGAGCTCAGGAAGGACGACGTGAAACGTCGGGCTTCCGATAAGGAAGAGCCCGCCCCCGTTGAGGGGGCGGGCTCGGGCACAGTTACTTCTTGATGTAACTGTGCGGACTGACACCAGTCAGTCCTTCAGGGGCCCGCCTGGTTGGGGGCCCCTGTTGATTTCTGCCCATGTCCTGCGTTCGAGTTCGGCTCCGATGAGGGAGTGCAGCATGAGTATCATGGGCATGGACATGTTGAGAATGTCCTTTTTGATGAATGTCCTGCGTTCGAGTTCGGCTCCGATGAGGGAGTGCAGCATGAGTATCATGGGCGTGGACATTTTGAGAATGTCCTTTTTGATGGCGTTGACGGTGCGATTCACGTCGGCCATCTCGGCGAAGGTGTTCATTTCGCCTTGCGGGCCTGGGGTTCGCCCTGGGCCTGCAGTTGTCGCAAGCTTTCGAGGAGCTTGGTGGTTTGCAGCGCGGTGCGCTGCTGCCGTTCGAGCTTGGCCTCGAGACGGTTGATTTCGAGTTGGTACTCGTGGAAGGTCATGCTCATGGCGTGATCCTGTTGTTGTTGGCGCCGTATATGGCGCCTGTGGATGAAGTGTTGCTAGGGATAATGTGTTGCAGTAGCAGGGGTCGCAAGGGGACGCAGTCCCATGCTGCGGAGGTGGCGCGGCGAGCCAATGCGAGCGCGGATTCCGCGCGCGCGCGCGCGAGTAACGCGCGTGCGTGCGCGAGTGGCGCGAGCGAGGCGAGCCGCGCCTTGTTCCCTATGCTACATGTAGTAGCTTGAGTGATGTCTCATACCATCCCTTGGGGATGGATCGACGGAGGGGTAACGATGGCCTTCAGACGGTCGAAGATGGGTCGGGGAAGATCCAAGAGGATCTTCACGAGGGGAGCTCAGAGGGTTCACCCTCGGAATGTGGCCGGACGCCCCATGCGGGGCGGTATCCGGCTGTAGTGGCATGCTACAAGCCCCTGGCGGCGTATCGTACGAAAGGCGGTGCTCTTGCCTTCGGTGCATCGAGGCTCGGAGAGCCGGTGCGGTTACCGTGCGGTCAGTGCATCGGTTGCCGGTTGTCGAAGTCCCGCCAGTGGGCGGTGAGGTGCATGCACGAGGCGTATTGTCACGATCGGAATTCGTTCGTGACGCTGACGTACGACGACGAGCATCTACCGGTGGATGGTAGTCTCGATCGGCGTGCGTTTCCTCTCTTCATGAAACGGTTGAGGAAATTTCTCGGTGGTCAGAGAGTTCGGTATTTTCATTGTGGAGAGTACGGTGAGCGTAGTGGTAGGCCTCACTACCACGCGCTTTTGTTTGGCTATGATCCCGAAGATAAACGAGCAGTATCGTCGTCTTCGGAGCACAAGCTCTGGACATCTGTGGAGTTGGAGCAACGCTGGGAGTGTGGTCGCGTTGTTGTCGGTGCTGTGTCGTTCGAGTCTGCGGCGTATGTGGCGCGCTATGTCACGAAGAAAGTGACGGGCGAGCTCGCCGCGG